CTTCAGCTCGGCGAGGCCTGCCTGCAGTTCGCGCAAGCCCTCGATCTTGAACGTGGGCCGGAACGCCGCCTTGCGGATCGCCACTTACCGCTCCTCCCACCAGATCAGATAATCGCGGCTGATGCGGTACAGCTCCAAGTCGCCGTCGTAGAGCTCCCGCTCCGCATCGAAAAACACGCCCTGCACGGCCACCGTCTCGCTGCCCGCCGTCATCGGGCCGCGGTAGCCGTCGAGCCGCGCCTTCACCAGATCGGCGAGCCGCGTGGCGTCGTCCGGGGTCTGCGCGTAGGCGTCGATCTGAAATCGCGGGCGCGTGAGCCCGGACGGGCCCTGCATGTGGTGATCGCCGAGCCCACTGATCCGCTGGTAGACGATCGAGGGCTCCCGCTGTCCCTGCGGCAGCGTCAGATGGTGCACCCGCACGCCGCCGACCATCGCCGCGAGCTGCGGATCGGCGAGCAGGAACGCCCGCAAGGCGGGCCGGATGTCCTTGATCACGACGTCACCCCATCAACCCGCCGCGCAGCGACGATCCTGAGCCCGTCGCGGCGTCCGATCTCGTGCACGGCCAGGATGTCGTAAAGCCGCGCCTCGTCGATCTCCTCCGCCGGCGAGCCAGGCTCGACGGCTGGATAGATGATCCGGTCCAGAGGGCTGACATCGGCCACCGCCGCGCCCCAGCGGATGCGAAATTCCACCTGTTCCTTTGCGGCCAGCTGTGGCGCGCTGAAACGCTCATCGCCGCGCACCGGCCGCACCTCCGCCCAGCGGCGGGACACGAGATTCGTCCACGTCTTTTCGGGGTGCCCCGATGGGGTAAAGGTCGTCGTGAACCGCTGAATCGTGATCCGGCGGTCCAGTCTTCCGGCTCTCAAGGCCCTATCTCCGAAACAACTCGCCTCAAATTCGGCCACACACAGCGATTTCGGGGTCGGTCCATATCAACCCACTCAGGAAACGAAACGGCCGTCTGTGGCCCTCCTAGAGGCTTTTACGCGGCTGAGGCCGTTTCGGCCCCTTCCGGCGCGTAAATCCTCGCCTCAGAGTTGCGAATTGCGGCCCAGCACTCGCCGGAACGCATCTCATCCATGGTCCACTGGCACCAGGCCAGCCGATGCGCCCAAGCGGTCCGGTCCGGCGTCGGCGGCTCTTGGTCGAGATCATGGCCCGCGACATCCCAGGCCATCGACCCGCGATCGACGGCAATCGTCGGCACACCGGCGAGCACGGCATCAACGCCGGAATTGGAATTGAACGTTACGGCCATCTTCGCCCCGGCCAGCACCTCCTCGAGCGGCGCGCCCGCGCACACCTGCGGATGAGGCCGGATGACAACCTTGTGCCCCCGCGCCTTCAGATGCTCCGCCGTCAGCTTGCACCAGCGTGTGATGTCGATATCGCGCACGGCCTGGTCGCCAGGAACTTGCCCCATGATCACCACCGGCCCGTCCTTGCGGCGCCACGGCTGCATCAGGTGCGCGAAGTATTTCTCCCAACGGCTGCCGTCATGAAATGGTCCGCGGAACTCGGCGCGGCCATTGAGCTCGCCGCCGAATGACACCGACGTCCAGAAGAACCGGTCCCCGAGATACCCGCGCTCGAGGATGCACACCTCGCCGCCCGCCGCCTTCTGCCGCGCGATCCATTCCCGCCGGCGCACGCCCCACAAGACGAGAAGATCGCAGGCCCGCGTCGCGCCCCCATAGGTGACGGTCCAGCCGTGCTTCTCGAGCCCCTGGCCGAACGCCCCGCCCCACGTGTGCTGATGGCTGTTCGGATCGCGACCGTGGCAGACGATGTGTGCGTGCTTCATTGCCAGTGCTCTTTCACCCACGCCGGTTGATCTCGAAGCGACATCAATAAAACCGGCTCAACCGCCAGCCGCTCACCATCGCCTCCCACGCGCCGCGCGCCGGCGACAATCGCGTGGCATCCACGGCGCCGCGCTCGTCGTCGAGGCTCATGCGCGTGCGGTAGAGGAGCGCACGCAGGATGTCCTCGGGCAGCTCGTTGGGCTGCCAGCCGGCCTCGAAGTGAATGACGACCGGCGCCGGATGATCCGTGTCGACATCAGGCCAGGCCAGACCCTGCGGCGGCAGGAGCCGCGCGCCGGAATCGCCACCCAGATGCTCGCGGTAATCCGCCCCCTGCGGAGTCGAGCTGGGTCCGCGGAGCGTGTGAATCGTCCCGTCGCGGAAATATTCGATCTTGTCGACCTTGGCCGTCCGCCCCCGCGGCAGCTCGATGACGTGGCAGTCCCCGCGCGGGAAATCCGCCAGCACCCAGCGATGCGGCCGCCGGTAGACAGTGCGGTGCGTCGTGTCCTCGAAGGCCTGCACTGCGGCGAGGAAATACAGCGCCAGCTCCTCGTCGAAATCGTCGTCGTCGACGGCGCAGTGCGCCTTGATGCGCTCGAGGTCAAAAGGCAGCGGCGAGGCTGCGAGCGGATCGACCTCGAGCCGCAGCGGAATGAGCGAGAGCGTCGTCAAGTGTCACCTGTGGGAAGCATGTCAACGCCGATCCCGGCGTGGCGTTCACGATCTCGACACCGGGCGGCAAGTGCCTGGCGGCGTGCTCGAAGGCCTCTACGAACGGGCGGTAGGTCGGCATATTGATCAGCGGCCTGGGATGATCGCCGAAGAAGTGCCGCTTCCCGTCGACGATCCGCATGTCGAACCCGATCAGCACGATCCGCGCGGCGCCGAACAAGAGCGCCAGATTGACGGCCTGGAACCCGGAATTGCTGCCGTAATGAATGCGACGCGGATCGGTCGAGAACGTGTTCCCCGCCCGGCCTTCGACCAGACGGAGGTGATACTTGTCCGCGATGACGTCGTTGTCATTCGAGCTGTTACCGACCGAGGCCCACCGTTCGCCAGCGAAATCCGGAGCGCCAGAGTGATACTCCCACCATTTCCGGTCGCAGCCATAGAGAACGTCTGCCCATGGCATGAGGCGGTAGGCATCTTGCACCGCAATAGCCCGATGGCCCCACACACGATCGCAGATCTCCTGCGTGAGCGAGGGGCCGGGCGCGGCGACAACCACCGTGGCCCCGGGCCAGCGGCGCGGTACAGGCTGCGGATGCATCAGACTTTCGTTTCCGGCGGCTTCCTTGCGCGGTTTTTCGGTGCCTTGCGGGCGGTCGGTTCCGGCTGCGCCTCCGGCGTCGGCGTGGAGTCCTCTACGCGCCCGACCACGCCCGCCTCGACGGCTTTTTTGTACACGTCCATGGGCATGTCCTGCGGCACGCGATAGCGGCCCGGCCACCAGATGCGCGGCCCCGGACGCCACGTCGTCGTGATCTCGATGACCATCATCGAAGCAAAAGGGGCACGGTTGCCCGCACCCCTTCCCTGTTAGATGTTCCCGGACCTCTTAGGTCGTGACCGTCTTCAGGAACTTGGCGGCGTTGTTGTTCAACACCGTGCCGCCCAGGCGGCGGCGGATATAGAACTTGACGAACCCAGGCCGCGTCACCTGATCGACCGTCAGCCGCAAGCCGACGATGTCGATCATCAGGTAAGCCCGGCGCCAGTTGCCAAATCCGATTGGATAGGAGTTGGCATCGATGTCCGGCATCTGCTCCCAGGCATAGAGCGGGTACCCGAGCAGGGTTTCCGGCTGCCCGACCTGCAGGGAAGGCTGCCACAGGTACTGCCCGTTGGCATCCTTCAGCTTGCGCACCGCCGCGATGGTCATCGAGTTCATGACCCAGCTCGCGCCGACGCGGTAGGCCGCGTTGAGCTTGTAGACCAGCTCGATGAGCTTGTCTGGGTTGATCTCCGCCACGGCCGGCGATTGCAGGCTCTCGCACTCGATGGCCTCATAAGCCGCCGCATCGCGCGCCGGCGACGCGAAATCCGGCGTCGTCACCGGGGCCGTATTCAGCATGCCGGTCGGCTTATTGGTGCCGTTGCCGGATATGACCGCTTCGCCCTCTGCAACGGCAAATGCCTCCGCCGCTTCCTCGGCAAGCCAGCTCTGGACATCGAAAAAGATGTCGTTGAGCGCCCAGTCTGAGGCCTGCACGTAAGCATAAAGCTCGCCGTGCGTCGGCCTGCGCTCGCGCAGCACGGGGGTCGCGGTCTCGGTGCGGCTATCGCTTTCGCCAACCCAGCCCGCCGTCGCGCCGCGGACGTTCACGAGCTGGCGATATTCTGGCGTGCCGACCTGCACGACACGCACCAGCTGACGAACCGGCGAGAACAGAAGCTCCTGACGCTCGATCTCGCGGGCCAGCTCCTCTGGCACTGCATAGCCGCCGTCCGCTGGCGTGCCGGTGGTGACGGCCTTAGCCTCGATCTCCCGCAGCTTTTGGCCGATGAAGGCATCCTGCCCCTTGCTGCGCAGGAACTTCACGAACAGGTCGCTGTGCTCCTGCTTTACCTTGTCGACGGCCGCCCGGCCGGGGGCCTTGGCGCGCATTTCGAGCTCTTCGATGCGCTCTTTCTGTAGCCGTTGCTCGGCCTCGAGCCGGGATTTCTCCTCGCTCAGTCTTCCAATCTCGACATTGAGCCTGTCGAGCTTCTGACCGAGCTCGGCAGCCTCACCGGATTTCCCGGCTTCCAGTGCAGCGAGACGCTGGTCGTTCGTCCTCTTGAACTCCTCGACCGCGCGGCCCAGCTCCTCGATGGCGCGCTTGATTTCCTCGTCCATCGTCAGCTCCTTAGAAATTCCGTCGTTTTCCTGCAGATTTCGAGGACCGATGCACGGCACGCGCGCTCCGCGCTCCTGACACGCTCCGTGACCTCCGCAATGGAGGACAGAAGCTCCGTCATCCGCTCATCAGCCCGGCTTTCGGACCGCACCACGTCCCGTGGGCTCACCACGCCAACGTCGCGTTGGCGCCACGCGTCCAACTTCTTCAGGCCGGAAATCACCGTCGCGGTGTCCTTGTGCGAGAATCCTTCGTCGCGAAGGATCGCCTGCAACAGTCGCACGTCGTCTTGCGTGAAGGCCTTCACGCCAGTCACCCGCGCCTTGGGATTGGCGGGAAACGTGACAATCGACACTTCCCAAAGGTCGATATTCGTCAGCGTGCGGGCTGGCTCGGAAGGTTTCGTGCCGAGCTTCGATTCCCGCACCATGAACCCGATCGAAAGGCCATCGAGCACACCGGCCTTCAGGCCCTCGTAGATGTACCGGCCGCGCTCGGTATCAAGCGCGAACAGCTCCCCTTCCACCCAGAGGCCCTTTCGGTCCTCGCGCATCTTGGTCCACTTGCCGATGGGGAGCATGTCGTCGGCGCTTCCCAGGAACCCGCCGCCGTGCTGCAGGAGCATCGGCGGCAACTTCCCGCGCTCTTCCCACTCTTTAAGGGTCTCGGCGAAGGCGCCGCGCTCGATCACATCGCCGTAGCTGTCGACGTTGCCGAAGACAGCGCCGTAGCCTTGAAGGGTGCCGACCTTGTCGCTGGTCTCTTCGACCTTGATCTCGCAAAAACCGAAATCACGCCGCTCGAGCTTCATCGTCTTCGCCCTCCGCCGGCCCCTCATCCGGCCCCGTTTGCCCCGATGGACCGCGCACCCAGTAGGTCTCGCCGCCGTCCTCCGGCGAGATCGGGTTCATGTTCTCCATCTCCCGCCACTCATTGGGGTTGATCACCCCAGCCTCACGCATGATCTTCAGGCCTTCCTGGCGCGTCTTGAAATCGCCGCGCAGCGCACCGTCGAGGTTGAAGCGGATGATGAAGCCGCGGTCCCGCTCCTCGTCCGTGAGCAGCTGCCGCTCCATCGCGGCCTCGAACATGCGCACGTAGGGCAGGACCACCTGCTGCACGAAATCGAGCGACTGTTGCTCAACGTTGTTATAAGTGCCCTTTGAGAGATCGCCGACCATGTGAGGCGGCACGCCCCAGGCGGCGGCAATGACAGTGCGCTGATATTGCCGCGTCGCCAAAAACTGCGCTTTCTCATTATCGACCGTGAGCTGCTGACCGACCTTGAGGCCCTTTGGGATCACCGCCGCCTTGAAGCGGTTCATCCCCGAATAGGCCTGCCGAAAGCTCTCGAGGAACTGCCTTTGCTCCTCGTCGCTCTTGAAGCCCTGGTGCGTGACGTCGAACTCGAAGATCAGGCCGGGCTGTGCATGATTGCCGAAAACGCTCGCCCCGTACTTCTCGGCTGCGATCTCGATGGCGATCGCCTCGGCGATGTCCTTCACCGGCGAGTCGCCGACGAGACCATCGCGCGCCGGGCCGCGCACGTGAAGGATTTCTTGAGCCGGGAATTCCCGGTATTCGCCGTTGGCGAGCCTCACCTTGTAGGTGATCCTCGTCGGATCGTTCGCATCCTGACTGACCTCGACGCTGCCGGGGTGCAACGGCCGCAACTCCCGCACCGGCCCGCTCCGGCCGCTCCCCTTCCAGGCGTAGAAGTTGCCATAGCGCACCAGCCACGACGTCGCGTCGAGCCAGAAATTGACCGACGTCTGCCAGGGATTGGGCGCCCTCAGCAGCTTTTCGACGGCATGATCGCGCTGCCGGATCTTCGCGGTGCGGCCCCTGCTGTCCGTCTCGGTGCGGTATACGTGCACCGGCAGCGTCGCAATCCGCTTGGAGATCGCATTGACGATCGCCTGGACGGTCGGGGCCCGCATGCAATTTTCCGGCGTGACGGCCACGCCGGCGGCGGTTTGGTTCAGCGCCTCGAACCGCTGCAGGAGGACGTCGATCGACATTCCTGACGAGCGGCGCGCCAGGGTGATGTTGAAGGGGCCGATTCTCATGCGAGCACCATCAGGCTGCCGCTGACGTATTCCTGCCTATGCTCACGGTGCGTAGCGGCCATGGCGTGTGCCATCGTCAGGGCGATGAGGCCGTCAATGCGGCCGTGCGACTTGGCTTTCGTGAGCTTGCGGTTGCCGGCAGGGTCGCGCTGCACTACGGCGTTCGCCGCACACATCGTCAGCACCGGGTGTCCGCCGTGCCGGATCTTTTCCTCGAGGAGCGCCGTCTCGAGCTCACGGAGGGCAGGGGACATACTGGCAAAGCCCTGGCCGAACTCCACGAACTTCTGCTCGATGACCTTCTCGGGGAACCCGGCTTGCAGGAGCCAGGGTTTCAGGTGGCGGAAATTCCAGCGGTCGAATGCGATGCACCGGATGTCGAGATCCGAGGCAAAGAGGTCGTAAAGATACTCGGCCACGTAGTCGTAGCCGACCGTCCGGCCCGGAACCGCCTCGATGAATCCGTCGCGCACCCACTGGTCATAGGGCGCCCGATCCCGGCGCGCCCGCTCGAGCAGCCCGTCGTGCGGCATCCAGA